GCGCCGCACCGCCGTCCAGGAATGGCTGGATCTGGAAGTCGGTCCGCTGCTGGACGCGCTGGACCCGGAGCTGCAGAGCGTGTTCGGCCAGGACTTCGGCCGCTCGGGCGATCTGACCGTGATGGTGCCAGCGCAGATCGAGCAGAGCCTGCGTCGCCGCATCCCGTTCCTGCTGGAGTTGCGGAACATGCCGCACAAGCAGCAGGACCAGGTGGCCCAGTACGTCATCAAACGCCTGCCGCGCTTCGTCAAGGCTGCGGTGGATGCACGCGGCAACGGCAACGCCGTGGCCGAGTTCCTCGCCCAAGAGTTCGGCTACAGCCGTGTCGCCCTGGTCATGGCAACGGAGACCTGGTACCGCGAGAACATGCCTCCGCTGAAGCAGGCGTTCGAGGACGACACCATCGCCGTCCCACGCGACAAGGACGTCCTGGGTGACCTGCGCGCTATCAAGATGATCAAGGGTGTTGCTCGCGTACCCGAGCGCTCCACCGGCAAGGACGGTGGGCAGCGTCACGGTGATGCCGGTATCGCCATTGCCCTCATGTACTACGCGAGCCGGCACCCAGGTGCGGAAATGGCCTGGACGCCAATGCCACGCAGCAGCCGCGGCTACGACACCGTCGCCCATCACGACGACGACCTCTCTATTCCGGAACCCGAAGCATGGTGAACACCTCCCGCATCCTTGGCCCCGATGGCCAGCCCCTGCGCATTGCCCAGCTGGCCGAGCCGCAAACCGCCCAGGCGATCCAGCTGCAGCGTGAGTTCCAGGGCCATCCCTCACGCGGCCTGACGCCCTCGCGTCTGGCCGCGATCATGCTGGCCGCCGAGCAAGGCGACGTCATCCGGCAGTACGAGCTGTTCGAGGACATGGAAGAGCGCGACGCCCACATCTATTCCGAGATGTCCAAGCGACGCCGCGCCGTAGCCAGTCTGTCCTGGAAGATCGCACCACCCAAGAACGCCAGCGCGGTCGAAAAGAGAAATGCCGAGCAGCTCCAGGAAGTGCTGGAGTCGATGGACAACCTGGAGGGCATCCTTTTCGACACCACCGACGCGATCGGCAAGGGATTCGTGTGCCAGGAGATCGAGTGGCAGCGCCTGGGCGCCGAGTGGCAGCCCAAGTCGATCCTGCACCGGCCGCAGAGCTGGTTCCAGTTCAAGCGCGGCTATCAGCAAGAAATCCGCCTACGCGTTGGCAGTGGCGATGGCGAAGCGCTCCAGCCCTACGGCTGGATCACCCACACCCACGCTGCCAAGAGCGGCTACCTGGAACGCTCGGCGCTGTTCCGGGTCCTGGTGTGGCCGTACCTGTTCAAGAACTACAGCGTCGGCGACCTGGCCGAATTCCTGGAGATTTACGGCATCCCGATGCGCATCGGCAAGTACCCGCCAGGTGCATCCGAGAAGGAGAAGCTGACGCTGCTCCGGGCGCTGATGCAGATCGGCCACAATGCGGCGGGCATCATCCCCGAGGGGATGACCATGGATTTCCCTGCGGTTGCCGAAGGCGACCCCAAGGCGTTCGAGCTGATGATCAGCTGGTGTGAACGCAGCCAGAGCAAGGCGATCCTGGGCGGAACGCTGACCAGTCAGGCGGATGGCAAGAGCAGCACCAACGCCCTAGGCGAGGTGCACAACGAGGTGCGCAAGGAGCTGAAGGACGCCGACGCCAAGCAGGTGGCCACCACGCTCACGCGCGACTTGATCTATCCGCTGGCGATGTTGAACGGCCTCATTCCGCAGGGCGATCGCCGTCGCTGCCCGCGCTTCACCTTCGACCTGGCCGAAACGAAGGACATTGGCGCCTACGCGACCGCGCTGCCGCCCCTGGTGAAACTGGGCATGCGCATCAGTCCGACGTGGGTGCACACCGAGCTGGGCATTCCCGAGGCCGGCCCGGATGAGGTGGTGCTGGTCGACGGCGCCGAAGCCGCTCCTGCAGGCGTGGCCGCGCTCACTCGCGCCGGTCTGGCGGCGGCAACTTCGCAGGCTGCGCGTGGCAAGGACAGGGAAGACCAGCTCGCGGCCCTGGTGGGTGGTGAGATCGATCCGTTGATTGCCGACTGGGTCGAGAAGATCCAGCAGCTGGTCGATACGGCCCCGGACCTGGAACACCTCCGACAGGGGCTGCTCGATCTGCTGCCATCGATGAGCGCCGATCAGTTCACCCGTGCCATGCAGCACGCGCTGGCGATCGGCGGCGCTGCAGGCATGTTCGACGCACTGGAAGACAGCCGTGGCTGAGATCCGGGGCAACTTCGGCAGCCTGCCCGAGGCGGAACGTTACTTCCGCGACAAGGTCAATCTGCCGACCAGGCGCTGGAATGACCTCTGGCAGGGCCAGCACGCACGTGCCTTTGTGGTTGCTGGTGCCACGCGTGACGCCCTGCTCACGGATCTGCGCGAAGCGGTCGACGCTGCGATCACCCAGGGCGAGACCCTGGAGGACTTTCGCGCCCGATTCCGCGACATCGTCCAGCGCAACGGCTGGGTCGGCTGGACGGGCGAAGGCAGCCCTGGTGGCCAGGCCTGGCGCACGGCGGTCATCTACAACACCAATATTCGGACCGCCTACCAGGCGGGGCGATGGGAGACCCTGCGGCATTTCCCCTATCTGCGGTACAAGCACAACACCGTTCGCAACCCCCGCGAGCAGCACAAGGCGTGGGACGGGATCATCCTGCCGTCCAACGACCCCTGGTGGGATACGCACTACACCCCCAACGGTTGGGGCTGCCATTGCACGGTGTTCGGTGTATCCGAGGCCAAGATGCGGGCGATGCGCTGGAAGGTCAGCGAACGGCCTGCTGCTGTCCTGGGCGATCCGCCGCCGGAGTGGGCCTACCACGTCGGGCATGCGGCCAGCGGCCGCCAGATTGCCGATCCCATCCTCGCCAAGGACGCAGCTGCGAAATGGTCCGAGCTGCCTGGACGGACCGCTGCAGAGTACGGTCGCCCTGCGCAGGTTCCACTCGATGCGGCCCAGGCCCAGCCTCTGGCAACCGGCATCCGCGACCCCGAGCGCGTGCGCCAGGTGTGGCGGGAGCTGTACGGGGAGACCGCCACCCTGCGCGATCCAGCAGGCGACCCGGTTCTATTGACCGACCAGGTGATCGAGCACTGGCTGGAGAAACCCTCGCGCCTGGATGGTCGGGAGAAGTACCTGCCGCTCCTGGCCGAGACCATCCAGGCACCGTTCGAGATCTGGGCCAACTTCGCCCAGAACGACGCCGGCAAGGTCGGCCTGCGCCGCTACTACGTCAAGCGGGTTGAAGTGACCGAGGGTGAAGGCGCGGCGGCGAAGCGGTACGCGCTCACGGTCATCGCCGAAGTGCTGCCCGGTGGGGTATGGGGATCGTTCGACTTCTTCCGGGGCAACAAGCCACAGCCGCGATCGCGGCAAGGGGTGTTGGTATGGGGAAGGTCGGAAGGATGAGCCTTTGCTCACAGACGCGCCAGCTCGCTCTGCGGCGCTTCCTGCAGGGCCTCGGGGGCTGGCCCACCCTGTGGAAGGATTGCGGCCCTGGGGCCGCTACACCAGGGGCGGCTGGTCCCTGGTCCGTGGGCGGAGAATACCATGGCTGACGAGCCGCTGATTCTGCAGGTCGATGCCGACCAGGCACAGCGCTGGTTTGGCGAACTGCACCGCCGCAGCGTGGATCTCAGTGGCCTGATGGCCCAGATCGGCGAAGACCTGACCGAGAGCACCCAGGCCCGGTTCGACACGGGCATCGGCCCTGACGGCGTCGCCTGGCAACCACTGGCGGACGGGTCTGGCCGCACGCCGCTGAACGCGACGCACCGCACCAGAGATGGCATTCACCCTCTATCGGACGTGGACTGGGTGGAGATCCGCGCCGACTCCAAGCAAGCCAGGTGGCACCAGGAGGGCACAGACCCGTATGTCATCCAGGCCAAGCCGGGCAAGGCGCTGTTCTGGCCAGGCATGCAGACGCGCACCGGAAAGGACGGGAAGGAGTCGCCAGGGTTCGTCAAGAAGGTCAATCATCCTGGGCTACCGGCGCGCCCGTTCCTGGGCGTCAGCGAGGCCGATGCCGAGGCCATCGAGCAGCTTGCAGTGGCTTGGCTGGAATTGGACGCCGAAGCGGGGAATTTGCCCCCCGCCTAAAACGGCCCCACAGGGCCACTGAGGCCCCCTGGGCGCGGCCACCGTCCGAGGCCGCCCCATCCGGGGCCGCGTGGGGCGATTTAAACGCCTTTCAAACGCTGTTCGTGTCGGCAGTGAAGGTGGCGTTGCCGAGGACGGCCGATTCTTCTCGGAACGTGTACGGTTTGGGCTCGATGGTGCGAGGCGCTTGCCCCCCATCTGCACTAGCGGATGTTAATCCCGATCCGCCCAGTCGACCGGCCAATCTGGCTGGGATGACCAAGCCAGCCCAGACCCCCATCCCCTCCAACGTCGCGGTAGCCGCGTGCAGCTTCAAGCTGCCGCTGAGCCTTGCCGATGACGGAACCATCGAAATGCAGCTGACGCCTGCAGGAGAATTCCGGCCCAACGATGGCCGCGAGCTTCCGGTGGCGGCTTGGTACATCGATGCGGCGGTTGCCGAACGCGTCATCGCCCGCTTCAACGCCAAGAACAAGCCGCTCGTCGTCGATTACGAGCATCAGACCCTCCATAAGGAAACCAACGGGCAGCCTGCGCCGGCCGCTGCCTGGATGCGTGCGCTGCAATGGCGCGAAGGTTCCGGCCTCTGGGCTATCGCCGATCCCACGGCCCGTGCGGCGGCTGCGATCGACGCCAAGGAGTACCGCTACGTCTCCCCGGTGTTCCGCTTCGATGAGAAGACCGGCGAAGTGCTGACGATCGAGATGGCCGCTATCACCAACACCCCCGCGATCGATGACATGCAGGCGCTCTCCCTGCGTGCGGCTG